AGTTGTTGCTTCTGACTTAGATATGGCAGGCAATAAAGTATTGTTTGGTAACGTGTACGACGGAGAAGGTGATTTGCCGTCGGCTAGTAGTTATCACGGTATGTTTGCGCACGTTCATAGTACAGGTGCTGCTTATTATGCTCATAGCGGTGCTTGGGTGGCATTAGCTAACAAATCAGACATTACTTCAGTACCATCAAGAACAACAGCAACTGGATCAACCTCTTCTTTAGCAGATAATGCAAGTGGTGATCTAGATCTTACTGGATTTAAAGCATATTCATTATTAACTATTACAACCGATAAAGCAGCATGGGTTAGGGTTTATGCTAATGGTGCAACTCGAACTGCTGATAATAGCAGAATAGAGTCTACTGATCCTGCCCCAGATTCTGGTGTGATTGCAGAAGTTATTACACTTGGAGCTGAAACAGTTATTGTATCACCTGGAGTAATTGGCTTTAATCTTGAATCAACTCCAACAACTTCTATTCCATGCAGGGTTACAAATAAATCTGGTAGTACTGGCGCAGTCGCCGTTACACTTAGTATTCTTCAGTTAGAGGCTTAATTAATGCTCAAGCAATGGATAGTTACTCTTCACCGCAAAGAAGACTTAGATGGTTTCTATGATGATATGGAAACGCCTGGCGGTAACCTGTTCATTCCAGATAGAGCTGTAGAATTAACTAACAGAAGATTAATTAGTCGTAACACACATTACATGTTAGACGAAGACGAAGTAGAACTTATTAAATCTGATGATCGTGTTTGGGATGTTGAGTTAGAAGAACTTCATGGGTTGTTAACAGAGCCTGCGGGATGGTCTGTAAATAATGGACAGTTTGCCAAGGATTTTAATACGGATTCCGCAGACGTTAACTGGGGTTTGCTAAGACACACAGAAACTTCAAATAGAAGCAATTGGGGTAATAATGGTACATCGCTTGTTGTAGACGATGTAACTGTAACTTCATCTGGTAAAAATGTTGATGTTGTTATTGTTGATGGTCATGTTGATCCTCTTCACCCAGAAATGGCAGTTAATAGTGACGGCACTGGAGGATCGAGATTAATACAATTTAATTGGTTTTCCTTAACAAATGCCGTAACTGGCTTAAGCAATGGAACATACGTGTACGATCGTAGTGGTTCATATTCGTCTGCTACTGACTGGTCTGACAACGATCACGGTGCGCATTGTGCTGGAACCGTCGCTGGTAACTCTCAGGGGTGGGCTAGAGACGCCAATGTTTATAACATAAGTCCCTATGGCTCTAACCCCAATACCTTATCTAGCAGCTTCATGTGGGACTACATAAGGCAGTGGCACAACACCAAGCCAATCAATCCAGTAACTGGAAGACGCAATCCAACCATTACAAATAACAGTTATGGTTCGTCTATAAAAACTTCAAACACTGACGCGGGCTATGTAACCAGTGCCCCAACCAGAGTATCATACCGTGGAGCAGATTTTAATCCAGCCCGAGAATTAACTCAAGCAGAATTACAAGCCCGAGGGTTTTATTGCCCGCTATCAAACTTAAAAATGACAATTCCTTATTACACTACATCTAGACAAGCAGATCAACAAGATGCTATTGATGATGGTATTATTATTGTAGCTGCAGCAGGCAATTCTTCTTGGAAAACAGTAAACGCCGCAGATCAAGACTATAATAACGAATATCACATGACTTATAACGGTTCGAATTTGATCTTGAGTTCGCATAGAGGAACTTTGTCTGGAGCTGGATATGCTCCAGTTATTAATGTTGGTGCCGCTTCATATGACGTTAACGAAGACAAAGCCAACTTCAGCAATTGTGGAAGTCAGGTAGATATCTATGCTGCTGGTAATTATATACAAAGCAGCTTAAACTGGGATGCTTTCGGCACCACCAAGGCCTCAACTCGAAGTGTTGATCCTCGGCGTACGGGTTCTTACATAGGTAAGTATAGTGGAACGAGCATGGCATCACCCCAAGTTGCTGGTGTACTTGCTTGTCTTGCAGAATCATGGCCTAATATGACTCAGAGCGAGGCACAAGCTTGGTTAATAAATAATGCTAGTGATGGTCAAATGGCAGACACTGGAACGGATGATCCTATGGATCGAAATAGTTTGCAAGGTGGGCCTAACAAATTGTTACGATGGATTAATCAAAGAGAAGTTAAGGGAAGTACTTTTCCACAAAAGAACTTCAGACCGCGGCCAAACTCGGGTATCTCTTATCCACGCACCCGCATCCGTAGAAGAGGCTGAAAATGATTATAAATATTACAAAAGCTAAGGTTAAGTGAAATGGCAGAAATACTAACAACAAAATTGAAAAACGACGTGACCAGACAGTTTTACGCTGATATTCTGGCGGGTAGTTATTACTTTATGATTTCGTCAACAGTCACTGGTGAATTGAACCGGCTGGCTGCAGTCAACTCGTTGCAGAGCAAAAATACCTTTTCAGAAGGTATTCTTTTTGGAAAGCAAGTTTTTCCTGCTGACGTTAAGTTTATGATAAAGTATTATCCTTGGCAGAAAGATGCGTTGTATACACAATACGACGATCTCACTAGTTTAGAAGATAAAAACTTTTATTCTGTAGTAGGTCCTACAAACAATGACTCTGGTGATTACAGAGTTTATAAATGCTTGTCTAATAATAATGATGCCGTATCAACGGTACCGCCAAATTACAATCCAGAAACTGAAAATCAAATTTACAGAATGCCAGACGGTTATGTTTGGAAATTCATGTACTACTTGACCGAACAACAATTTGAAGCTTACAATGCTACTGGTTATATTCCTCTTTTAGGTCTGTTTGATATTAATCCAGATCTTGCACAAGATGCAAACAATGTTATAACTGGTTCAGAAGTAAGTGATATCTATGTGACTAACTATATCGATAATGCTGGATACCCTACATTAGATCTTGGTATTATCAATGGCAATGCTAACGATAATACATTGCTTTTAAGGTCGTCTGAGCTTAGCGTGATAAATAACTATTATTCTGGTATGACTATTTACTGTAATACTCCTAGTAATGTTGCACATACTTATGTAATTGATACTTATACTTGGGATTCTTCAGCTGACCGAGGAACGGTTAAAGTAATTGGTGATCCTGTAGCAGATGCAATTATTATTAACTCTACTTTCAAGATCTTACCAACTGTGGAAATTATAGGTGACGGCACAGGTGCTGTTGCAATCCCAAGAGTTGTTAATGGTAGAATCACTAACATTGAGCTTCTAGAAACTGGTAAAAACTATAATAGCATTACCGCTACTGTTTTAGATACTCCGTTTGATTTTGATCCAGATGAGACTGCTTCTACTGATGTACGAGCAGCCTTGAGACCTATTCTTTCACCGGTTGGTGGACATAACTTTAATTTAATTGATGAGATGCAGTGTACACACGTATTACTTTATTCTTATATTACTGAAACTGATAATAATAAAATTGGTAAAACTAATAGCTATTCATGTATTGGTCTTGTCAAAAGTCCAGTATTTACAGAAGCAGCAAATGGTGACGTAACCTCACCTGACGTTTTTGATAATAGAATACAGATTATCACAGACGGCTATTTAAGTCTCGAGGTTGATGGCATTGTTATACAACAAGATGTAAACCTAAACACTACGTTTAGTGCTAGAGTTCATGAAATAGATGAATCAAGTAATAGTGTTTTCCTTTGTAATTACATGGGACCACAAGTTAATTCGGCTAATAACGATTTAGCACTAGATTATACAAAAGATCTTGTCAATTCGACAGGACAGTTAATACCAATAAATACACCAGTAGCCAATAACGTTATTGAATCGAGATATACTCAAAGATCCGGAACCGTATACTTTATGGAAGACTTCTTTCCTTTAATTAGAGAAGAAAGCTCACGAGAAGAATATAAGTTGGTCTTAGAATTTTAAGGAAACTAAAATAGATGCCTATTAACACAAATTTAAATATCGCACCATATTTTGATGACTTTGATGTCGAAAAACAGTTTTACAAAATTCTGTTTAAGCCGGCTTACGCTGTGCAAGCACGCGAGCTGACACAACTTCAAACTATACTTCAAAATCAAGTAGAACAATTCGGAGATAATATTTACCAAGAAGGTACTATTATCAAAGGTTGTAACTTTACGAATCTCAACGGTTTGGAATTCGTCAAGCTCACAGATAAGGCAGAGTTTGATGTTTCATCATTCGAGCCTGGGCCGAGCACTGCGACTGTTAATGGTGTGCTTGTCGAGGTTGATGTTGTATTCGAGGTATCTAATGCTGCTGGTTTAAAAGCCAATATTATTACTACAGCTCGTGGATTCGAAACTCGACCACCCGATCTTAACACATTCTTTATCAACTACTTGAATACAGTTGGTGGCGTTCAGCAATTTGCTAATGGTGAAGCGTTAGTAATTACTAAGTTTGTTTATAACGGATCTGTTTTAGTCCCATCACTTCAAGAAGGTGGGGCAGGGGCTGGCGATGAATGGACGATCAACGTTACATTACAATCAAATCCAGTTGGAAAAGCATATGGCATAAGAGCATCTGCTGGTGTAGTATTCCAAAAAGGACATTTCCTATTCACATCAGATCAAACGTTAGTTGTTTCTAAATATAGCGACGTTCCTAACGATCTTTCTGTTGGTTACGATGTAACTGAAAGCTTGGTTAATTCATTACAAGATAACAGCCTATACGATAATGCCAACGGTTCAAATAACGAGAATGCACCGGGTTCAGACAGACTTAAAATGGTGCCAACGCTTGTAGTTAAAGCTACTGAACTGGCAGATGTTGATCCTGCGTTCTTTACACTAATTCGTTATCAAAACGGATCAGAAGTAATGTTGCGAGATGTTACTCAGTTTAATTCTATTGCAGAAGAACTGGCTAAAAGAACATACGAAGAGTCTGGTAACTATATTCTTGACAGCTTTAAAGTTGATATGGATCGCCGCGGTAATGATTTAACTGCTCTTGTTGGAAAAGGCACAGCATATATTAAAGGATATCGTGTAGAAAATGTCGGTAAACTAGATTTTACAATCGATGATATTGCTAACACTTCTATCCAACAAAACCAAGCAACATCTATGGATTACGGTTCTTATTTAGATGTCGTATCTATTAATGGTACAGTTGATATTAACTTTGGTACAGTAGATCTACGAAACTCAGTCAATGGTAAAATTGGCGAAGCATACGTAAGAAACCTCACACCAACTAGAATCTACTTATTCGGCGTTAAAATGACCGGCGCAAGTAACTTCAGCGAAGTTGTTAAGGTTGCAGGTACGGGTGGTGATATTACTGTAGCAGCTAACGGAAAAGTTAAAGAGCTTAATAAAGGTCCAGTGATATTCGATACTGGTACACCTTACATTAAACAATTCGACGATATAATCGTTCCTGTTAGAACATTGAAACAAACTCAGCATGCAACAAATGTAATTACTATTACTGCTGCTCCAGGTGTAGAAGATTTTGCATTAGATCAAAGTGATATTCTCGTAGTCGATGATACGAATACTGTATTCCCGGTTCTATCGGTTGTAAAATCTCTAAACAATTCTGTGTTAACAGTTACTATTGGTTCGGGTGCTAACGCAGTAGTTAACATCTATTACAATAGAAGACTTTTAGATGCTAATCCAAATGCTAAAGTTTATGTAGAACCATACGTTAAAGTAGCGTATGCTACAGCAAATACTAAATTCAGTTTAGGCTTCCCTGATGTATTAAAGATTATTAGTGTTAGCACAGGTCCTGGTGGCGTAGATTATACAGATAGCTTTAAGCTTAACACAAATCAAAACGACCACTATTATGATATATCATATATGGAATATATCCAAGGTCGCCCACAACCATCTAATGGCCAGCAGCTTGTTGTTCAGTTAGGCGCATTCAGTGTTAATGCTACTGACGATTATTTCTTTAATATTAACAGTTACCCAATTGATGATACTACTGCAACGTTGCCGTCTGGAAAGATTAGATCACACGATCTCATAACTTATACTTCAAATCAAGGTCAGCTTTTGAGCTTAAGAAATTGTTTTGACTTTAGACCACATGTTGATAAAGATGTCGCAGTTGATTATACTGATCTATCGATCGGAGCAGCTGGTCTTATTACAAACCCTGTCGGTGGTTATAATAAAACCTTTAGTAATTCATATTTAATTCCAGCCTTAGGCGCGGCAATCACTTCAGATGTTGAGAGTTACTTAGCACGAGTTGATGCCATAACGTTTGATTCATATGGACAACCCCAGTTAATTAAAGGTGAAGAGGATGCGAATCCTGTTACTCCCAAAGTTACACAAGATCAACTTATAATTGCACAAATCTTTATTCCTGGTTATCCTGCGTTGTCACAGAAAGAAGCTTCCGAACAAGGTAAGTTCTCATGTGCAATCCAAGTAACAAATCATGGTACTAAAAACTATACCATGCGAGATATCGAAAAGATTGAACGCAGAATTGAAGGTCTTGAATATTACATCAGTTTAAATCAGCTTGAACAGAGTTCAGAAAATCTGTTAATATTAGATGAAAATGGATTATCAAGATTTAAGAATGGTTATATTGTAGATCCAATGAATGATTCAGAGCTTGCTGATTTAAATGATCCTAGCTTTAAAGCTGCATTCCACTTTGATAAGAGAATTCTTACTCCCGCACTTAATACTTTCCCGTTAGATCTAAAATATGAAAGTTCTACCGGTGCATCTATCTTTCCTTCAATATTAAATGCTGAAGTCGGTACGCTGAGTAGAAATGCTAATACTAAGTTGCTCGGTCAGCCTTATGCAACAAACTTTAGAAATTGTGTATCCAACTTCTGGAAGTATGACGGTAACTGCCAAATTTCACCAAGCCATGATATGGCTCATGATACAGTTCAAAATCCAGTACCAGCAGTAATTGATATTGCTTCTGTATTCCAAGACTTACAAGAGGTTTGGCCACAAACTGGTGTTAATTGGAATGGTCCAGTCGTAGACGGAGCTTCTAGTTCTACTAGAAATGGCAGAACCACAACTACTACTACACCTCGGTCACAGGCAGGAGTAATTTCAAATCTTACAGTAAACGATGGAGCACTGGATGCGGTTGGCGACTTTGTTACTAACGTAGCTTTCAGACCATTCATGAGATCAAGAGATATTAAAGTCTTTGTATCGGGATTACGTCCGGGTACACAACATTACTTCTTCTTTGATGGTGTTGATGTTAACGCACAGGTTAATCCAGGAACTGCTGCCGATGATGCAAGAGATGTACAATCATATGGAATTAAAGGAGCTGCAGTAACAACTGATGATAGCGGTATTCTGAGAGCAATATTTACAATTCCACAAGGTCAATTCTTTGTTGGTGATAGATTGTTAACAGTAGTAGATGTCGATAGTTACGGAAACATTGATTCAGCTGCTACTTCTAAAGGACAGATTACATATCACGCTTATAATATTACTCAAAGCAAGACAACACTTTCTACTAGAATGCCAGAATTTGGTGTTGAAGAAACAGCAACATCTAGAAACTTAGCAGCAAGGGTAACATCAGTCACAGCTCGTGGCGATCCGTTAGCACAAACATTCTTTATTAAATCAGGAATGGGCCGTGGATCTAATTCAGTGTTTATCTCTAAAGTTGATCTATTCTTTAAAAGAAAGAGTGATATTAACGGTGCTACAATTACTTTGAGAGAAGTAATTAATGGTTATCCTTCATCTATTATCTTGCCATTCTCCAAGACACATATTAAACCTACTGATGTAGCAATATCAGACGATGCAAGTAATGTAACTGAGGTTACATTCGAAGCTCCGGTTAGAATGGATGTTGATAAAGAATATGCAATTGTTGTTCAACCCGATGCTAATGATCCTAACTATTTAATCTTTACATCTAAAGTTGGTGGTAACGATCTTACTGCTGGTTCTACTCAAGGTCAAGCAGTTGTTATGGATTGGGGTGATGGAGTTCTATTCACCTCTACAAACAACAGAGCTTGGCATTCAGTACAAGACGAAGATATTAAGTTCAACTTATACCGTCATGATTTCAACGCTGCAACCGGTACAATAACACTTACAAATGATGATCACGAATTCTTTACACTAAGTGATTGGAATGGAAGATTTACTGCTGGTGAATTTATTTACAAGCAATTGCCCGGCGCTAATACAGTAAGTATGGTTTCAGGTACAAATGTTGTTACTCAGTCAGCTAATGACTTTACTGCCTTGTATACTGCTGGTGATTATATTCTTATTAATGCAGTCAGCGGTGTTTCTGATATATTTAGAATTGCTACTGTTGATAGTGCAACTCAAATGACTACTGATAAGCCAGCAGCATTTAATGGGGCTAACGCATCAGGTATTCCAATTCTTGCTGGTACTGCATCACATTACAATAAGTATACAGCTTCAGAACTTCATATCAAACAAAGCTCAGCGACACTGGCTAAGAAGTTTGTAGCTGCCGACGTTGTTACAGGATTTACAAGTGGGACAGAAGGTACAATCGGAACTGTTGATAATATTAACTTAAGTTACATACAGCCATTAGTGCAAAAAGCAAATGACTCTGTAACAACAACTTCTATTACAGGTATATTTACAGATCCTGCTAATGTTGTTAGTGCATACAGTATGCCTTTGAAGTTCGGTGATAATAACTTCTTCAATCAAAAAGGTGTAGTTATTTACAGCAAGTCGAATAACTTTGCTAATCCAAAGCCGTTCCGTATTAATGTAGGTATGACCAACGCTTCTAACGTTACTTCAACACCGGTTGTTGATCTTGAGATTAGTACTTTATTAGCATATCAGTTTAAAGTAACAGATACACCTGCTACAACTGCTAAATATATTTCCAAGACTGTTGAGTTGGCTGAAGACTTAGATGCTGAAGACTTAAACTTGTATCTTACTGGATACAGACCAAATGGCACAGACATTAAAGTTTATATTAGACCACAACATGCTCAAGACAGTTCGGCAGCCGATACGGTTGATTGGATTGAATTAGAAATGACAGAAGGTACGAATACTTATTCATCATCTTCTAACTTATCAGATTATAAAGAGTTTAGATACCAGGTGGCCGCCGCAAATAAATCAGGTGGTGTGCTAGCTTATACTTCAACTTCGGGCGTCTTTGTAGGATACAGAAAGTTTGCAATCAGAATTGACTTGATTGCAGACAGTATACATAATGCACCGTTTGTCAAAGATTACAGAGGGATTGCATTAACATGATAACTGCACTAGCACGAGATACTAATAGTAATCAAGTCATAAATACTGATGTGGTTGCTCTTAATAAATATAAGTCAGAAAGGGCGCTTTATCGAAAAGTCGATTACTTGACCAAAGAGCTTGCTAACGTAAAAGAGTGCTTTGCATCAATCAATGCCCGCTTAGATAAAATCGAGAACAATTAAATGGCTAAACCAGACATATTAAATATAAACACCTCCCAGACATTTCAAAATTGGTTTGATAAAACTAATGCGCTAGTAGAAATAACACGGGATTCGGCTGTAACTGCTTCGGTTATTGGTGACAGCACTGTAGGCAGTGCAACTATTACCGGCACTTTTACTGCAGCGCAACTTGTTGCTGAAACTACACTAAAGACCGATTCGTTTGAATCGAAGACTGGTGGTGCAGACATTGATATATCTTCGGCAATAAACATTACGCCGGGTTTAACAAAGACTGCAGCAACATTTACGTATGGCCCTTCTGGTGCTCTTACACGATATACCAATGGAACAAAATCCTGGGATATCGGCATGGACAATTCAGTAGATGCTAATTTCGGAATACAATACGGTGTTGGCGGGCAATTTTTGTTATCGCCTACTGGTGTATTAACAGTCCCAAGTATCATTACATCTACTGATATTCAAATCGGTACTGATCTTACAATTCCCGGAGTACTTACTGCAAACACTGCAACATTCGTATCAGCTAATGGAGCATTTACGGGAACTTTTGCTGGTGATTTTACCGGTGACGTTTACAGCCCATCAGGTGGCAAGGTATTTGAAAACGGTGGTCCATCATCTAGTATTCCCGCGACCTTTACCGGTAACGTAAACGGTACTGTTAGTTCTCTTACTAACCATAATACTAATGGATTAACCGAAGGTGGTACTAATCTTTATTATACTGATACCCGCGTAAAGTTAGCCCTAACTGGTGGTACTGGCGTTACATATAGTACTTCAACTGGTGATATTTCAATCGGACAATCAGTATCAACAACATCCAATGTAGAATTTGGCGATATAGATGCAGACGATATTGACTGCACCACTGTTACTGCTACTGGGACAATTGACGCTAATAAATTTACTGGTGACGGTTCACAATTAACTGGCCTCACACAACTAGTTAAAGGCTTTATAGCTTTTAACGGAAACTCTGGTGCAGTCATTAGCAGCTCTGGTTTGTCATTGACAAAGACTGCAACAGGTACTTATTCAATTGTAATTGATGCGGGGTTGCGGACCGGCAACGGTCTGTATACGGTCATACTAGGAAATGCTGACCAAGGCATTACATCTCAAGGCTTTGGTGACCGGCCCGCGACTAATGATGGCAAGCTCAGCATTTATAATACATTCGTACCGCCTTCCAGTCGAGTTGACGCTGGGTTTCGAATTAACGCAACCCGCAAGATGAACATCGCCAACCACTTTGGTGGCAATGATAACAATACCAGCCAAAGCTTTGGTATTTCTTTGATAGATCCAACCTATATAACCGCAGTTTTGCTGTACTAAGGAGAACAAATGAAAACTATATTTTTTAATTACCCGACTGGCACAGCAAAGGTTGTCTTTACGGTATCTGATAAAAGTGTTGATGAATTGCGTTCTGCCGGTATTATTCCCGCTACATCAGTAACATTTTCACATGATCTTATCGACGAAAACTCTAGTATCGAAGAGCGCGCACTAACTGCGTTTCCTGATCGTTGCGAGTTTGATGATATTAGCAATCCAACAGGTGTTAGACTTGATCAAGAATTAATTAACAGTTTTATGCTTACTGAAATGAAAGCAGCGCGAGGACAGTGTCTATCAGAACTAGATGCCGTACAGCTTAGGGCAATGGCTCAAGGTGAAACATTAGTAGTTACTAATATTGAAAAAGATAAAAAAGCATTAAGAAATATGCCCGAAACTATTAATTGGTCTAAGGCAGTTAATTATCAAACATCATATGAAATCATTCCATCTATGCTTCTGGTAGATTATATTGAAAAGTATCAGGACGCGCTATCGTGAGTATTCGGTTTGATCTTCCCGATGAAACCAAACAAAAAGCTGAAAAAATAATTAAAAAGAACTTCCACGAAATACTATTACATAGTCGTGTAGAAGGAACTAAAAAAGTAGAGAACTGGGCGGTGTATTTAACTAAAGAAAGTCTCAGTTCTAACAATAATATAATTAGTGATGAAACTAATATGGTCAGCTTTGAAAAGTTAGGTGTTACACAAAAAATAACTCACCTTATACAAAAGTTATTTCCAAACAAAACAGTAATGGCTAGTGGATTCTTTCACTATCCTCCCACAGGTTATATGGGTTGGCATACTAACAGCAACTTTCCATGCCAACGCCTTTATTTAACTTGGACTAAAGAAGCTTGTAAATCTTTCTTTAGATACATTAAAGACGATAACATAATTACGGATTACGACGACGAAGGTCTTACAGTTCGTTTATTCGACGCTACAGATACCGATCCTTTATTTTGGCATTGTGTAGGTAGCGAAACAGATAGACTTAGTTTTGGATTCTCTATAAGATGATACACGTGATGGAAGATGAATGGGCAGTGCTAGATATAGATACAATAATAGATTGCGCTGATGTTTATAGTTGGGTTTACTATAAACGATTAACGCCTCAGCCAGTGATGATAAAAGATGTAGGACACAAACCAACCACCTCAATCAAAAAAGAAGATGCTCGATATCTCAACGCGAAGCTTAGTCTTCCGGGTGTAGTGGTTAAAAACATGGATAATCCAGACGGCAAACCTTATCGGATGATAGACGGAAGACACAGGTTATTAAAGGCCCAGAACAGTGGAAGAACCTCTATGTTAGTTTATGTTTTAAATCAAGAACAAATTTTAAAGTTTATTAAACCATATAAATAAACGAAAGAACAGGATCTATTTGTTCTGCAATGATCCTCCTTGCATAACAGATTTTATAAATAAAGTAAACAACGGGCTAAACACATAAGGGTATCATCGAATGTCAAAGATTTCAGAATTAGGTCCAATTAAAGGTGCCAATACTCGCTCTGAAGACCTTTTTGTTATCGTTAACCTTATCCAAGGTGATGACGGTACTAAAAACATAACTAGAAAAGAACTAGTAGCTGCAATACAGTACGAAGTTTTTGATAGAATAACCATTACTGGTGGCAATATCTCGGGTGTTAGAATATTCAATTCTACCATCGAAGACAACGTCATGAACCGCAACACATTCAATAACGGTCTTATCGACGATTCTGATATTACTAGTTCTGATATAGTTGGCGGAACGATGATTGCTACTGAAGTGGCAAACGTTACAATATTAAGTTCTGATTTTTCAGATGGAACTGGCAATAATAACGTATTCACAAATACCATTGTAGATTTTGGAGCATTAAACAACTCCACCGGTAACAACGATACGTTTACAAATTCTACCATTGATGATTCGTTCTATAATAACGTAACGATCGATCAAGGTACTGCAAACGGTCTTATCCTTACAAATATCGAGATTGATGAACTAATTCTTGAAGATGCGTTTATCTCTAACTCAACAATTGTTACGACTGATTTTTCTAATGGCACAATCAGATCTACTATTATCTCAGGTAATACCGAGATCTTCGATGTTGCTATTTCTAATTCAACTATCATCAATACAGATTTAGATGATGTTGATATTACTAATTCACGATTCTCAAATGGATTTATTTGGGACACACTTATTAGCAATTCATCAATTATTGATACAACTGCTAATAACGTTACTATCACATCTTCTGCGCTTAATGATAGCACTGCAAACAATACTAATATTACTAATTCGGATTTCTCGAATGGTACAGGTACTGATAACACATTCACTAATCCAATATTAGAAAATGCAACCTTAACTGGTGCAATGGATCAGGTTGTTGCTACTAACATATCGATAGGAAGTTCTACTTCTGATGATCTAGTACAGCAAAGATCAACTATACAAAATTCTGATATATCAGAATCAGAGATTGCTAATTCTACTATCATCGAATCAGATCTTGTTGACTTCGACATGGAGCTTACTAAAGTCTTCGAGCCAATGCTTGATG